CTCGGCAAGGCGATCGATACAGCCCGCACCTGCCCCTCGAAGAAGTCTCTGATGATGAAGGCCCTCGATGCGATCATTGAGGCTGCTCAGCGCGCGAAGATGGAGGTCGAGAGAATCTGATGGACGCCCCAAAACTCCTATCGCCAAAGTCTATCGCAAAGCTGCTCGATTGCTCACTCTCGATGTTTTATCGGGACGTCAAGGAGAAGAACTTTCCAGCGCCGGATGTGAAGCTGTGGGGCGACAGCACACGCGGCTTCCGTTGGCACGCAGATACGGTTCGGGGGTTCATCATCTGCAAGCAAGTGCGCCGATCATACGCTGTCGATGAAGATGCAGAAGCCCCGCCGTTCGTTCCGATCGATGTCGAGAAGATACTCAAACTCAACAGGAGGAAGGTCGCATGAAACATGCATACGTACGCAACTACAAAGTGCCATGGTCGCACTTCCGCGTCTGGATCTGGAGGGAGTCAACCCTCGTCACGTTCGCACTCGGATTTGGCCAGCAACGGTTCACGCTCAACTTCCCCAGGTGAACCAGGTGTCGATTATATCCGACCGTCGGGATTACCATTCGGTCTTTGTTCGTAACGGCATCGACGTTGTGGAACTCGTGGGTACGCATCCCTGGCGGACGCTGTTCAAGGCTGTGATGATCGTACAATTCAGGCAACTCAGAAGGAGGATCCATGCAGAGAGGAAAGAGAACAAGCCGATTCCCCATGCCGCTTTTACTGCGGGTCATCGATTTAGCGTATCGCATTCAGGCAACCTCTACACGCTTCCGCCACCAGGTAGAAACTGTCCATGCTGCATTGTCCCGATCAGCAGCAGCATTCCGCTTAAGGGCGCGGCAATGGACCAACTCCGAGGCGCGAAGCCGCCGAAAGCGCATCAGGGCCGAAGAGGAACGGCGACGACTGATGAGAATCGGCCGCCGACTGACACGCACGATTTGAATTTCCCAGCCTGAGCTGTTCCTCCCTCGCGGGGCCGTCCTCACGGTGCGGGCGGTCCCGCCGGCTGGGGTCAAGAGTCTAGCACCACATCAGGAAGACACGGAAGAATGAAGACTCGGAACGATCTGACGGGACGGCGATTCGGAAGGCTAACTGCAATCAGATTTTCGCACACAGACGCAAATCGGAAAGCATACTACGATTGCGCTTGTGACTGCGGAGCGACGAAGCTCATTCGGAAGGAAAGCCTCGTCAGCGGACATACGAAGAGTTGTGGATGTCTTCTCGTTGATTCGAGTCGTGAACGCCTCGGCAAGATCGCGCGCACCCATGGGCTTCGCCACACAGCAGAATATGAAGTCTGGGCGACGATGAAACAGCGGTGCTCGAATCCGAACTCGCCGAAATATAGGGACTACGGTGGTCGTGGAATCAAGGTGTGCGAACGCTGGCTCAACAGCTTCGAGAACTTCCTAGCCGACATGGGACGCCGACCCGGGGCGGGCTTCTCGATCGATCGAATCGATAACGACGGAGACTATGAGCCGGGAAACTGTCGCTGGGCAACCGCAAGTGAACAGGCGAACAACCGGAGGACCAGAAAAGCTTCTTAACACGCGCTTCATCAGGATCAAATAATCTCTAGGAGGAGATAAAATCATGGGTCAGCCTACAAATCTACCGGCAACTCTGCCGAACCTGCCGACGGTCAAGTCGCAGGATCAATTGAAGCAAGCGCTTCAGCTCTTCGATTCCACGAAGTTCAATATCCTCGTTCCCGCCGCAATGAACTTCAGCTCGCCGATGCACAAGGTGGCCTTCGAACTCGTCTTCATCAACCCCGAAGTGGATGCAAAGAACAACGGCCCGGATATCTACAGCACGGACGGCGGGAAGACGTTCACCTTTCACGCCAAGGCCGCGAACAAGATCGCCGGAGCTGCCGGGATTAACTGGAACGATTCGAAAGCAGAAGAGGTCCAGTACGATACCGGCGGGCGTGTGAACACCGTGCAACATCAGGTAATGTGGTCTATCAAGCGCCCAAACGGAACAACGCGAAGCGGAGTGACCACCGGGAGTTATAACTACGCCGAGGACTCTGCACGCTTTGGAAAAGCTCAGGCAGATTCACGCCGACACTTCGCCCTCCAGCTTGCCGAATCGAATGCAAAATACCGGGCCATCTTTGACGCCCTCGAAATGTTGCCGCGGCAGTTGAAGCGCGAGGACTTCGCCAAGCCTTTCGTTGTCCCCTGCATTATTGAGGACATCTCGGACATGATCAAGGACGATCCCGAGATGAAGCGCATGGTCGTCGCTCACTCGCTGGGAATCACTGATCAGATCTACGGTCCTCAGACTCAGCAGCGGGAGGCGAAGGTAGACCCGAACCTCATCCAGGGTGCACGGGCCGAGGTAGTGGATGATCCGAAGCCTGGCGTGACCGTTGCCGCTGGCGGTGAGCTGAAGTTCGATCTGAAAACCGAGACGGGCTACAAGGATAGCTGGGCCCTCAAGTCCACCGACGAGCGAGATGCTGAGCTGAAGCGGCTGCTCACAGTGAAAGCGGTTGAGTTTCCCGCCGGCACGATCTTCGGAGAATTGGCGGTCGCTCGCCAGGTGGATGCTCTGTGGTACTACAACGGTCTGCCGGCGCCGGATAAGAAGGCGCCGTTCCCCTGGGAGAAGGGAGGACAAGCCTGATGCGAGTCCTACATTTTGGCGATGCCCACTTTGAGAAGGACAAGATCGACAAGTGCCGGGCGTCGGCCAACTTCATCGTCGATCAGGCCACGGAACTCAAGCCCGACCTGATCGTCAACGCCGGCGACACGTTCAACCGGCTGCAGTCACTGAATGACAAGAGCGCAATCTCCCTGGCGAAGTCGTTCATCATGCGGCTCGCTGACGTTGCTCCGGTCGTTATCATCAAGGGCAACGAGAGTCACGATGCGCGGGGATGTCTGGAGGTCTTCACCGCCCTGGACACGAAGCACCCGGTCTATGTCACCGAGGGCTGTGAGACGGTCGGATTCTTTAATGTCGATGGTCACCGCTGGTTCGATAGTATCGCCGGGGACGCGACAGACTGCAACCTCGTTCTCCACCTCTTCAGCTACCCGGAGAAAGCCTGGTTCCTCCGGGACAAGCCGAACGCATCGATCGACGAATCGAACCTCCTCATCCAGACAGCTATCAAGCAGATCTTCACCGGCTTCGGGGCGATCTCGATGGACTCCAAGTGTCCCGTAATCCTCGTTGGGCACGGCAACATCTCAGGCTCGAAACTCTGCAGCGGTCAGGAGCTTGTCTCTCAGGACATTATGCTCTCCAAGCATGACCTCGCGCTCGCTCGCGCGGACGTGCAATGCTGGGGACACATCCACGAGTGCCAGGAGTTCATGCCACACGGTTGGTACTCCGGATCCACCTTCCACAACAACTGGGGAGAGGTGACGCCAAGGTTCGTTCTCCTTCATGAAGTGAACCGGGAAGCCTGTGTGACGACGAAGATTCAGATTCCGTCGAGGGCGCTGGCGCTCATAGAGACGGCTATAGCCGACGGTCCCGCCCTTGAACTGCTTGAACGCAGGGTTGATCTCGCCGAGATTGCCGACGCAGCGGTTCGCATTCGCGTGCATGGAACAAAGGAACGGCAACTCACCTTGACCGACGATCAAGTTGAGGGATTCTTCCCCGGCGCCTTCTCCTACCAGATCGAGCGCATCACAACCCCGACCGAGCGCACCCGGTCCGCCGAGATCACTAAAGCCAAGACGCTCACCGAGAAGGTTGTCGAGTGGGGAGCGGTCACTAACCAGGAAATCAAGCCCGACGTGCTCACGCTCGCCGGCGATGTCGAAAGGAGCGTCACGTTATGAACGAGTTGCAAACAAAATTCGTCGCCCAGGCCAAGAAGCTCGAGGACCTCGCACGCCAGATCAAGCAGGCCAATCAGGACCTCTACAACGCCATGCGGGATTTGCCTTTGGGAGAGATGTTTCAGGATCCCGCTGACGGCGTTGTCTACCAGGTCATCATCCCGAGCGGCACATTCGTTGAGTACAAGGCGCTCGGCTACATCCGCACGAAAAAAGAAGGGGAGACGAAGGGCTCGCTCTCGATGAAGGAAGCTGAGGCGGCCGGGTTTGTCCTCGGAGGGCCGAAGGCATGAAGCCACTCAGTCTGAAACTACGTGGGGCCGTCGGGATTCACGACGGCCTCGGACTGGACGATGTCTCGATCGACTTCGGGGGATTCCAATCCGGACTCATCGCGCTCGTCGGCCCAAACGGCTCGGGGAAGACGACGATCCTCGAGAACCTCCACCCGTACCTGCAGCTGGCGAGCCGTGAGGGTTCGCTCTCCAATCACTTCCGGCTCCGGGATTCCTACCGGGACTTCACGTTCGAGCTCGCCGGACACGTCTATCGATCCTACATCCTCATCGATGCGAAGACAGCGAAGACCGAAGCCTATCTCTATCGTGATGGCACGCCGCTGTCGGACGGCAAGGTCAACACCTACAAAGCCGAAATCGAGAAGCTGCTGGGCTCTCCGGAGCTCTTCTTCCGCAGTATCTTCTCCTGTCAGAACGCCGAGAGCATTACCTCCCTCACGGCCGGGAAGAGAAAGGAGCTCTTCCTCGAGCTGCTGGGGCTGCAGCGGTATGATCTCTATGCCGAGCACTGCAAGGTCCAGGCAGATGAAGTGGAAAAGGATATCGCCGGCCGACGTGGAAGGCTCGAGCAGATCGCCGCGCAGACCTCACGGGAGGCGGTTGTCGTCTCTGAGCTGGAGAACTGCCGGAAGGAACTCGCAGTCGTTGAGGCGGACATAAAGATCGGGGAGACCCAGGTCAAGCTCAGGAGTGAGGAGATCGCCAACCGTGAATCCCGGGTTGCGGAGGACAAGGCGAAGCACACCATGGTGCATGACCTGGGGAACGAGGTGAGCGTACTCGAAGCCAAGAAGTGGAAGCTCGACAAGGACCACAAAGAGCAGCTGGAGAAACTCGGGCTGTCGAAGAAGGCTATCGAGGAGGAGATCAAGCGGAAGCAGCAGATCGTCGATCATAAGCACGAGATCGAGCAGAGCGTCATCCGGTTGCAGACTCTTCGACTGGAACTCAAGGATATCAACGAGCGCCGCGAGCAGGTCCTAGCGATCGAGCGGGAGCAGGAGAAGGGCCGGGAGAAATATCAAACCGCCCTCTCCGATTACAAGTTGGCCTGCGTTGCGATTGCCAACGAGCAGTCGGGACTCGAGCGGGAAAAGAAAAACCTGATTGAGCGATTCGAGAGCGATCTCCTCGTTTGCAGGCGCGAGCTGATGGAGGCACAACGCACGGCCGCTCTCGTCTCGGAGGTCCCTTGCAACACGGTTCCGGGACTGCCAGACCGCTGCAAGTTGTTATCTACGGCAATCAACGCGAAGAATCTGATTAGAAGTATTGAGCTCAGAATGGGCGAATTGGGGGACCATGATTATCGATGGAGTAATGGACTCGGTGCTCTGGCAGCTCAGTATGAGACGAGTCGAACTCGGGCAGCGGAGCTAGTCGAACCCACAAACCACGTTGACGATCAGTTCGCCGGGCGCATTGCTTCTGTCGGCTTTGACCCCGCCAGACACCTCACCGTCTGCAAAGAGATCCAGACCCTCGAGGCGAAGAAGTGGGAGAGCCTGCTCGAGGAGCTCCGGGTTGCTGAGGCAACGATCGAGGAGAAGCAGAAGGCTATCGCTGAGATCGCCGCCCGGGTGATAGAGACCGGCAACAAGCACCACATCGATGCGTTCAATCTCGGCCTCGAGGCCACGGAGAAGCGTGCGAAGTGGGAAGAGATCAAGGCAACACTCCTCGCGCCTGAGTTCTACGAACAGCTCCAGGTGCTCAGGAATGCAATCGTCATCGCCCAGGCTGAGCTGAAGGCTCTCACGGACAAGCGCTCGGGCATCGTCGGCGATATTCAGTTCCGCCAGGAGATGCTGAAGCAGCTGGATGAGGCAGAGGCGGAAGCCCGATCGATCACGGCCGACCTGCAGAAGATTCTCTCGCAGCTCGAAAACTGGCGGCTCCTGCAGCGGGCCTGCTCTAAGGACGGGATCCCGGCATTGGAGCTCGATGCGGCCGGTCCTGCCGTCTCACGCATCGCCAACGAGCTCCTGGCCTCGACGTTCGGCACCCGCTTCCAGATCTCATTCGAGACGACGAAGATGTCGAAGGACAACAAGAAACAGCTGGAGACATTCGAGATCCGGGTCTACGGCGCCGACGGCGAGAAACGGATCGAGGATCTGAGTGGTGGGGAGAGAGTATGGATTGAGAAGGCCATCCAGGAAGCGATCGCAATCTACCTGAGTGAGAAGTCCGGGAAGGAGTACCTCACGAGCTACGCCGACGAATCCGACGGCGCCCTTGATCCGGACAACAAGCAGCACTTCCTCGATATGCTCCGGGAGTCGTTCAAGCTCGGACGCCGGCACTATACGTTCGTCATCACGCAGACGCCGGAGATCTGGGGGCAGATACAGCAACGCGTTCACCTTGTGCCGGCTGAGGGTAGACTGGAATTCGTGTACTAACCGTTGCGGTTGCTGTGGCGGAAGCGTCGTCAGTGGACGGCGAACTAAAGACGCGAATGCTGCGTGAGTGAATGACAGCTCCGGTATGCAAGCGACTGTCTCGAAAACTCTCAGGATGTTAGGGGCGCGACTCGAAGCATCTGAGACGATAGCTCTTACTAAGCAGTGTTCAAGGTTCAGTGGCGCATACTTGCAAGGGCGAACGAAAAACCACTGAGTGCAGGTATCGAATCCTGCCAGCGACCGCATTCATTTTTGACCGGAACATTGATGGGCGCATTTCTCACAGAGCGCGTGCTGAAGGTCAGGGGCGGGAAGATCGAGTGTCCCGTCTACGCCGACGATGGCACGCAGGTCTTCGTCACGGTCGAGACGGTCCCAAAGAAACGCACACTGAAGGCCAACCGCTACTATTTCGGTGCGAAGGTGCGCAAGATTTCGGAGATGACCGGGATGAAGGTTCCGGACGTGCACGAATCACTGAAGGTCGCATTCAATCCGAAAGAGATACCGAACCTTCTGACCGGGGAGATGGTGACGATCGGCGGCAGTACGCGGGAGATGACAAGCGAGGAGTTCAAAGTGTTCTCTGACAAGGCGGATGAAGTTCTGGAGTTCCTCAACGCCAAATTCCCAACGCAAGAAGAATACTGGAAACGACTAGAGGAGAACCATGGACACTGAGCTTGTGCTGAAGGTTATTCTGAAAAAGCATTTCAACATCGAACCGGAGCGCGTCACGCGAGAGACGAAGGTCGAGGAAGACCTGGGACTGGACGCGGTGGAACAATCAGAGCTTCAGGAGTTGCTGGAGACGGAACTGCGAATCACTTTCAGTCCCTACGAGTGTGATAACATGGCGACGATTGGGGATTACCTTTTCGCAATCGAGAGGCAGCAATGAAGCGCATAGTGGCAAACGCTGTAAAAAACTCTCAGCAACGGCCCCTGTTCGATCCAAACGCCTCCATCCGGGCAGAGTATCGCCGGAGACTCCGGCCCCTCTTATGGCGTTTACGGCACGAACGGCCATTGAGGCTAATCGCCAGGAAGCTCGGGATTTCTCACACGGCGCTGGCCTATATCCGGGACAATCCGGAGCGGCCGGTGACAAGAAAAACCATGCTCAAAATCATACGCGCAACGGCCAAGCAACGGCGAAAGCACGCGCCCGAAGCATTGAGCTGGGCGATGACGTCACGATGTCTAGTAATCTAGGAGGACAGGTCATGAAGGAAGAAGTGCAGGTCGTAGCGATCGACAAGATCGACAAATCGAAAACAAACCCGCGGCAGTTCTTCGACCCCGCGGCAATGAAGGATCTCACCGAGAGCATAGCATCCCGTGGGATCGAGGATCCGCTCAAGCTCCGGCCGAAGGGTGACCGGTATGAATTGGTGGACGGTGAACGCCGGCTTCTCGCGGCCAAGGCTGCCGGGGCGAAAGAGGTCCCTGCGATCGTCCGGCCGTACACGGACGAGGAGGCAGTCGAGGTCCAGCTCATCTCGTTCACGCAGCGGGTTGACATCCATCCGCTCGATGAGGCCGAGGCGTACGCTCAGCTCCAAGCGAAGCATTTTGTCATTGAGGAGATTGCGAAGAAGGTGGGGAAGGAGCGGTCCTACATCGCCAAGCGGCTCCAGCTCGTGACACTGATTGAGCCGGCGAAGAAGGCATTCAGGGAGAACAGGATCTTCCTGGGGCATGCCATCCTGATCGCACGGCTGCAGCCGAAGGACCAGGAGAAGGCGCTGGATGAGGCGATTGAAATGTCGGGAGAGTCCGACATGCCGATCAGCGTTGAATCTCTCGCCCAGTTCATCCGGCAGGAATTCGAGCTCGATCTGCGGAAAGCCTCCTTCGACAAGAAGAACTCGCTCCTTGTCGAAGATGCCGGCAGCTGCACGAATTGCCCGAAGCGCTCCGGGTACAACAAAGACCTCTTCAACGACATCACGGCGGCCGATCACTGCATGGATCCCGGATGCTTCGAGGCGAAGATGGGGGCGCACATCCAGATTCGCCTGGCTCAGTTGAAGGGTAAGGGCGAGACGGTTGTCCTGATCACTCCCGAGCTGCGCAAGCCGGAGGGGTACCCGGAGAGCATTACGACCCGGAGCTATTCTGTGGTGAAGGCTGGATCGTGCGGGTACACGAAGGCCGGCCTGGTAGTGGGGGGCCCGAGCCGTGGAAAGGTGGAGACGATCTGCAATGAGAAGACCTGCACGAAGCACGGGGGGAGGAATCCGCGCAGCGTCTCAAGCACGCCCAGCAAACCGAAATCTCCGGAGGCGCAGGAGAAGGAGCGGCTGAAGAAGATCAAGGATGACATCGACCGGGATGTGGACGAGAAACTTCAAGATGCGCTGCTCCCCTTGATTGCAAAAGCACTCCCCGATCGACTGCGCCGGCAAGATCTTGAGCACGTTCAGAGGATGGCTGTTGGCGCTCTCTGGGGGAAATATGAGAAGAATATTCTGAAGATCATCGGGGTGAAGGGGGACCTGAGGAAATGGAGCGACAAGCAGCTCGCCAAAGTGACCATGCTCCTTCTTATCGGCGATCGTATCGAAAACGGCTACGAGCAAAACGCTGCCATCATCGAGGCGAAGAAACTCGGGATCGACGCGCCCTCGATCGAGAAGGGCATACGTGCCGAGGTGGAGAAGCTGTATGCGGAGGAGTTGAAATCCAAGCTTCAGAGGGCGGATGGGCCCACGAAGGACGTATGCCGGATCTGCAACTGCACGCCAACGAGTGCATGCGTTCTTACGGGCGGTCTCACCTGCGCTTGGACTGACAAGACTCACACGCTTTGCAACAATCCGAAATGCCTGGCGGCCGATAGGAAGGCGAAGAAACCTGCCAAGAAGAAATCGAAGAAGTAGATCCAGGGCGCCGTGGATGAAATGGCACAATCGCCGGGAGAGTGCACGTCTCGCCGGAACTTGCTGGTTCGAGTCCAGCCGGCGCTGCAACTGATCAACGAGTCAGGAGCCAACCCATGATTGAACTCGTAACAGAAGGCAAGCCCGGCAAATCCGTCGATCCATCGACGGCGGCCAACCTGGAAGCCCGGGCCCGGTATGCGAAGCTACACCTCAAGGTCCTCCGGCTGATCATCCGTCACCGCAACGGCGCCCACATCAAGGGCGAGAAGATCGGAGAGCTCTACAGTATTCATCCCCGGGTTGTGGCTGAGATCGTCGGTCACCTGCGGCGCTCCGGGTTCTGTGTGTGCTCGGGCGACGAGGGGTACTGTTACGCCGACACGCTGGAGCAGTGGATGGAAGACCTGGAGAAGGAGAAGGGCCGGGGAATCTCCATCCTCGGCCGGGTGAGCGAGTCCCGTGAGAACACAGTCAACACGCCGGAGATCTTCGACGAACCGCAATCCGAAAAGGCAGCGTAAATGCCAGATCTGAATCTCGACCTCGATTACTTCGAACATCCAAAAACGAAACGACTCATCGGCCTGCTGGGGAAAGGGGCAGAAGTGCTGCCAATCAAGTTATGGGCTTACTGTGGAAAGTACCACAAGGAGCACGGCAGGCTTACCGGCTATTCTACCCAGGAGATTGAGTCAATCGTCGGATGGTGGGGTGATCCGGGCGTGTTCGTCGCGGCAATGGTGAAGGTGAGCCTCCTGGACGAGGAGGCTGGAGACTATGCCTGCCACAACTGGGCGAAGCGGAACGGGCACCTGGAGGCCCTGAGCGAGAAGAACCGTGCCGCCGCCAATGCCCGGTGGAACAAGCTGAGGAAGCAGCGGCTTGAAGGGATGCAGACCGATGCACCTGGCATGCCACAGGCATCGGTTGTGCATCCGCCAGGTATGCCCCAACCAACCAACCAACCTGCCAACCAACCAACCGACCAGAAGCAACAGCCCGGCGAGGCGCCACGGACACAACCGCCATCGTGTAAGGACCTTGCTGAGGGCAAGATGAACATGGAAACCTTCATCCGGGTGTGGTGGGGGGCTAAGGAGGGGAATCTCTCCTACCCCGTGCTTGTCCAGTTCGTCCAGCTCGCCCGGGTTCACGGCGATGCTGCTGTGGGAGAGGCGATCATCCAGGCCGCCAATCAGAACGTGAGGAGGCTCTCGTACGTCCGGGGCATTCTCACGCCGAAGGCGAAGGAACAATCGAGGCAGTCCTCCGCACCGAGAACGGGGGAGGCGATGCCCGTCGGCCAGCTAATGGGGAAGGTGATGAAATTCCCGTGCGAAGATCATCCGGAGATCCTCGTTGCCGAGGGTGAGCAGTGTCCGAAGTGCTATCCGAAGTGCGAGAAGTGCGGGGAGTACCACTGGACGGGAGAGACGTGCGAGGAGTGGAAGACGAGGATGCCTGAAATCAGAAAACTAGCCCAGCAGTAAACAATTCAGTCAACTTTCGAAGGAGGATTTCAAATGCGTCCACAGACAATACTCCGCTCGCTGTCACGGAAACTGAGCGAGGAGCAACTGATCAAGATCGGTTCTGAAATGGCCGACGTCATCAACAAGATCGAGGAGATCGAAGTTGCCAAGAAGCGCGTGACTCCGCTTCGGGAAGAGCTTACGCTCCTCGGCAGTAAATATGCCAACGGAGCCGAGGTGGTAGAGATGGAGTGCACCGTTCATTACAACACTCCGGAGGCCGGCAAGAAAACCATCATCAGGCCCGACACCGGGGAGACGGTCGAGGTCGTTGATATATCGAAGGACGACCTGCAGGAGGATCTGGAGTTCTCAGACGCAGATGTGGTGGATGAGACGAAGCAGCTCGAAGGCCACAACGATCTCGCAATCCCGGAGAACCCACGCAATGCCGCTTAGACGGGTTTGCGATCGGTGTGAACCGGAGAGTCCCGAGCTGGCAGTGGCGTCAGCTCGGGCCAGCCTCGATATGATCCTCGCCAACACCCGTCACCTGCTCAAGGTCCGCAAAGGCGCGGAGAAACTGAAGGCCGCCCAGGACTTCGATGCGATGCTGAAGCGGGGTGAGGATCTGACGCCCGGGCAGCTCTCCTACATCGACGGCATCCTGGAGGCGGTATGGGACGGCGCCGGCTATGAGTCGGTGAACGTCCATCACGACAAACCAAGATTCAGCATGAGGAATCCGAAGTAAGGAGGAGATCGGTAATGAGAATCAAGAACTACACATCCGATGTTCCGGTCGAGCGGAGTATAGCGCTCATCGAGCACGAACTCGTACGGGCCAAGGCAACGCACATCGCCAAATGGTACGATGCCGACGGCAAGGTCGAAGGTCTGATGTTTCAGATCAACCTGCCAGCAACGAAAGCGGGAGCGAAGTAATGAAAAAAATACCTGCGCACCAATGGACCAATGAGAATGGGGAGGTGTTGATCCTCCGGTTCTCGGACAAAAACGGCAAGTCATATAATGGCTTTCAACATCCCATGACTGTGGGAGAATCGGTCGTCGAGCCGAAATGGAATGAGGCTGCGGTTTGCGGTGGTGGCATCCACGGCTGGCCGTGGGGTATTGGATTGGGTGAAGGCAAGGAGTGTGAGTGGGAGTCGCTCTGGCAAGTGTACGGAGCAAAACCGGAAGAGGTCGTTGGGGAGATCGAAGGCGGCCAGAAGTGCAAATTCAAAACCGGCACGCTGCGCTTCCTCGGAAAATGGGACGAAGCGATGAAGTTCATTCTCTCGGGCCAAATCAAATGGGTCGAGCAGTGGGCTGGAGAAAAACATGCGACGGGCGACAGGTCCGCCAGTTCAGCGACGGGCTACAGGTCCGCCAGTTCAGCGACGGGCTACAGGTCCGCCAGTTCAGCGACGGGCAACAGTTCCGCCAGTTCAGCGACGGGCGACAGTTCCGCCAGTTCAGCGACGGGCGACAGTTCCGCCAGTTCAGCGACGGGCTACAGTTCCGCCAGTTCAGCGACGGGCGACAGGTCCGCCAGTTCAGCGACGGGCTACAGGTCCGCCAGTTCAGCGACGGGCGACAGGTCCGCCAGTTCAGCGACGGGCTACAGGTCCGCCAGTTCAGCGACGGGCAACAGTTCCGCCAGTTCAGCGACGGGCTACAGTTCCGCCAGTTCAGCGACGGGCAAAGCGTCCGCGGCAATCGTCACCGGAGATAACGGTCGCGCGAAGGCGGGTGAGTATGGGTGTGTTGCTCTCGCATGGTGGAACGCAAAATATCAGCGATATGAGATGCGATGCGCGCTGACCGGCGCCGGACCGGATAGCTTGAAAGCCGATGTGTGGTACAGGCTCAACGCAAAAGGCGAATTTATCGAAGCGGAGTAGTCATGCACGGCCTTGACACCCCACCGAAAGACCCCCGCGGAACGGTTGCCAGCGTGATCGGCATCCTCGTTGTCGTGTACCTCCTGGCGATGGTAGCCTGGAATCTCTGGGAGACATTGCAATGACCGCCTCGAACCTCCTCAAGCGGCTCATCATCAGCGACCTCGGCGCACGGGGCCACCTGGCGTGGAGTAACAACACGGTGGGAATCTGGGACCCGCAGCGCCACATCTTCCGAAAGAACAAGGACCGCTCTGCGATCGGGACGGCTGATATCGTTTGCTGTTTGAAGGGCGGCCTGTATCTTGAGCTGGAGGTGAAGACCGGGGAGGACACTCAGAGCACGGCCCAGCAGCTGCACGAGCGGGCGGTGAAGCAACGGGGAGGACTGTATTTCTTGGTAAAGGACTATGATAACTACAAACAACTCAGAGACTGGCAAAGGTGGTGAGGGATGAGAAAGTGTTCCATGTGCAAGTTGCTCTACCTGGAGTCAGAATTCAGCCGGGATAAGAGCCGAAAGGACGGCTTGAGCCTATCCTGCAAGCATTGTGAACGGGAGAGGAATGCAAAGAGCTACCAGAAGAATCTTGAGGCAAATAGAATGCGTCGGCGTGAATACGCTGCATCTCACAAGGCCGAAGCTAGCGAGCGGTCAAGAAAGCATTATTTGGCGAATAGAGAAGCCTGTCTTCGTCGGGCGAAGGCATATCATGCGAGCGATCCCGAGAGATGGAAGGAATATCAGCGCGACTGGACGAAGGCCAATCGAGAGAAGCGGAACATCGTTGAGAGGAGATGGAGGGCGAAGAACCCTGAAATCTACCGTCAGCATTTGGCCAATCAGAAAGCCAACCGACGTGGAGCACCTGGGAAGGTCAGCCCAAAGGAATGGCAACTGATCAAGCAGATATATGAATTCACATGTCCATCTTGCGGATTGAGCGAGCCCCAGATCAAACTCCAACGTGATCACATTATCCCTGTGAAATTGGGCGGTCTAAATGTTTTTGGCAACATACAACCCTTGTGTGGGGACTGCAACCGCAAGAAATCGAATACGATCAAGAAATTCGAGCCGATCAAAAATGAAATTCGAGGAAGCGAAACAGATAGCGGAAAAGTATAAGGCGATTCTGGCACCATTTTGCGAGAGAATTGAAATAGCTGGCTCAATTCGACGTCGTAGGGAAGAGTGCCGTGATGTTGAACTAGTGGCAATTCCTCGAAGTCGTGATATGTATGGTTTCGTCACCGAGGTGGGGAAGCTGGAGAAGGCAAAGGGAGAGCCGACGGGGAAGTACACGCAGCGGTATCTGCCGGAAGGGATCAAGCTCGACCTCTTCATGGCAACCCGGGACAACTGGGGCCTCATACTGGCGATACGGACCGGGAGCGCAGACTTCTCGCACCGGGTTCTGGCATGGGGCTGGAAGCGAAAAGGGTACAAGAGCGAGAACGGGATTCTCATCGCACAAGACGGGAATCGCCGCTTCATCCGGGAAGAGGAAGACCTGTTTGATCTGATAGGCATGGGGTTTGTGGATCCCGTGCGAAGGGAAATGAGATAAACCAAAAATCCCCGCCGATGCGTGAAACGCATTGTTCTGAGTAGGAAACCAGTCGCGAGGTGCGATACGAGAAGCACAACCGCCCTTGATGCGGCGGCGGGAAAGGAAAGCGAAATGAGCGAAGCCAGGGAAAAGCGGAACGCGGAGATTCGTGAACAATACGAGAGATTGCGTCGGGTAAGGGGGCTAACGAGCGATAATGCGATCGATGCAATCTTTTGCTCCAAAGAAAACAAGGCTTGGTGCCTCAAACGCGACACGATCAAGCTCATCGCAGTGTGGAAGAACTATGGCAAACAGAAGCATAATGGAACTTACTCTAAAACTTAGGTTGACGAACCTTTAGCAAATCGTTATCATTGCATCGGTTGATCTGATCCATCAACCAGTATTCTCCTCCTAAAACCCCGGACCCGTGCACGGGCACGACCGGGGTTTTTATTTTGTACGGAAGGACAAGTGGATGTGGGCCACAAAGCAACAAAAGTGCAGATGCTTGAGCGTATCGAGAAGGTCAAGGAGCTGCTTCTCACCTGGAACACTCGCTACCTCATCGTGCAGTACTGTGCGAAAGTGTATGGAGTAAGGCCGCGCATCGTCGATCGATACATCGCCAGAGCGACAAGAGAGATCGAGGAAGAGTATGAACCGGACCGCCTCAAAGAACTCAAGAAGCATATCGCCCGCCGGGAACGTCTGGCCCGGAAAGCTCTGGCAAAGGGACAGCTCAAAGTCGCGCTCGACATCGAAGACAGCATCGCAAAGCTCAAAGGTTTGTTTGTCGATCAGATGAAGCACAGCGGCTTCGTCGGAGTGTTTGATCCTACCCAATGCTCAAAGGAACAACTTGAACGGATACGAGCAGGCGAGGACCCGGGTATTGTCCTCCAGCAGAATTCAGATAAGTGACACCCTGCGCGTACGCGCGGCGGCCGAGCTTGAATTGCGGAGACGGATCGAGAATGAAACAGCTCACCTCGATCGCCAGATGCGTGAAGCGGCCGAACGTGAACGAGTCACCTACTACCAGACGCACCCGATCGATTACATTGTCGATCGTTTGAGGATCAGACGCGAGACCATTCAGTGGAGCACCCTCCCGCAGTATGCAACACACAAATGGGACGGCGATGTCGATCCCCTGGCGAAGATCCTCGAATACGTCGCCGAGTCACACTGGGTCGGCGTTGAGTCGGCGGTCGGTGTCGGCAAGACGTTCGTCGGTGCAGCTCTGATCTTCTGGTTCCTTGAGAATTTCTTTCAGTCGAGGGTCATCACGATCGCGCCGAAAGAAGACCAGCTTGCGAAAGGGATCTGGCGCGAGCTCAATCTGAAATTCCCGGCCTTCGGCAAGGGCGAGATGATGTCGAAGGAACTCCGGCTCGATCCACGGCCGGAAGTGTGGGAGGCTTCACAGTTCACCGCCGGCGTCAAAGCGTCAGAGATTCAAACCAGCGCGACGAAAGCTCAGGGCATCCACGGCGAACACCTCCTCATCATCTTCGAAGAGACACCTGGCGTCGCCGAAGCTGTCATGACCGCAATCAAAGACCGAATGAGCGCACCCCACAATATCATCGTTGCCTTCGGCAATCCCGATCATCAAGGCGACACGCTCCATGAATTCTGCAGGATGGACCGGGTGAAGTCGATCCGGATCTCCGGCTTCGATCATCCGAATGTCGTGCTCAAGGATCCCAATTTCATCCCCGGCGCGCAGACGGAGATCGGTTTGAAGACGCTGCTCGACGGCTACAACAAGAACGAGAATCATCCGCTGTATCTCTCCCGGGCCAAAGGCATCTCGCCGGCGCAAGGCGCGCACTCGCTGATCAAGTGGGAGTGGTGCGAACGAGCATCACGGCGTCATCCGGATCAGGCGTTGAAAGGCGAGCGCGCCCTCGGCGTTGACGTGGCAAACTCAGAAGCCGGTGATGACGCTGCTATCGCCGAAGGAGTGGGTAGTTGTTTGGAAGTGGTTGACGCCTTCCCCTGCCCGCGTGCGGACCTCCTGGCAACCAGCCAAGTCTACTCCCGGATGCAGCTGAAGAAGATCGACGCCGGCTATGTCGGCATCGATGGCGTGGGGGTAGGGGCTTCGACGGTGAACAAGATGTATGAGCTTGGCGAAGAGATCGTCAACATCCAGTCCGGAGGCGGACAGATCGAACTTCCCGACACCGAGCAGAAGATGCACGAGATCTTCAACTGCCTCCGCTCTCAGGGGTGGTGGATCCTCGCTCGTGATCTCGAACGGCCCGACTCTCACCTCGTGCTGCCGTACGACAAGGAACTTTTTAACGACCTCTGCACGCCGACGTGGGAAACCCGTTCGGGTAAAATCTGCATCGAGGCGAAGGAAGCAATTAAGAAGCGGCTCGGCCGGTCCCCGAACAAGGGTGACGCCGTGATGTATTGGAATCTTGTCCGGCGCGGATGGATGGCAACGGCAAAAGATATCTTTGTCGGTCGACTGTAAGGGATGATGACCATGCAAAAACCACGCAGCATCTGGCAACGAGTGAAAGAGCTGATTCCGTTTTCGAATCGGTTCACGTTCTTCTCCAACTATCCGACGTTTCATACTGTCTGGATGCACAGCGACCCGGAGTCGTTTGCTGAGAAGGGCTACGCTGAGAATGTCTACGTATTCTCGGCGATCAGGCAGATCACGACAAAGTGCGCGGCCATCCCCTGGCGGATCTACAACATCACGAATGGGAAAGCGCTCGCCCGGTTCAAATCGCTCGACGGGAAATCAAGAGCGTCTGAAGAAGGTCGCCGCCTGAAGGATGAGGCACTCGAAGCCAACGACACACATCCACTCAACGACCTGTTTTACAAGCCGAACTACCTGCAGAATTGGAGTGAGTTCGTGGAGAGTGTGATTGCCTTCAAGCATATCATGGGCAACGCGTTCATCTGGGGCGGCCGTCTCGACACGGGTGAAGAGAAGGGCAAGATCAAATCGATCTTCCCCATGTCGCCCTCGGTGGTGAAAGTAAAGGCGGGGCCGTACCCGGCGCCGATCGACGGCTACGAATTCCACAACAAGCCGGTCCCGAAGGAAGACGTGCTGCACCTCAGATACTTCGATCCACGGCTTACGGGCACGCGCATCGGACTCTCGCCGATCGAGGTGCTGCTAAAACAAGTGACGATGACCAACTCGTTCACCGAGACGAATACGACGCTCGTGCAGAATCTTTTCCGGATCCCGGGCATCCTCAGCATCCTGGGTCTGAAGTCAACCGACAAGGACAAGCGACAGCAGATTCGTGAACAGTTCATTGAGGACCAGGGGGGCGAGAACCGGGGCCTTCCAGTCATCGTCGGATCGGATATCAAGTGGCAGGATATCGCCTACAACCCGAAAGACGTCGACTGGATCAATGGCTTCAAGATCTCGGCGCAGCAGATCGCCATGGGTTTCGAAATGCCTCCGGAGCTGCTCGGTGACTCGGAGCATAAAACCTACAACAGCATGCCCGAAGCGATCCGGTATTTCTATTTCGGCAAGATCATCCCCGAGATGGCGGCATTGAGGGACGGACTTAATCAGTGGCTCGTGCCGCAATGGGAGCTGAAGCCGGATACGATCTGGATGGACTTCGACATCAACGGCATCGAGATCCTGCAGGAAGAGCGGACGGCTGTGATGGACCGGGCTGTGAAGGGACTCGACGGCGGACTCTACACGATCAACCAGGCGCTGAAGAAGATCGGAGAGCCTGAGATCGGAGACGAGGGTGAGGTCAGATTCATTCCGCTCGGGGCACAAATCTTCGGGCCGGGCGACCTGCTCGCGGGGACTCAGGGCAGCACTCCGCAAGAGCAGCTCGCCCTAGCGATCGAATATCTCAAGAAAGCGGGAGTCAGGCTTTGATCTGGACGCCGATCGAAAACAGATCTGAGGAACAGAAGCGGATGCTCTGGCTCGGCACACAGGCCGAGCGCCAGCGCTACATCTACTGGGCGAAGGTGAAGATCGGCAAAGCTCTCCGGACGCAGGCGAAGCTTGCTGCCGATGCGATCGAGAAAGCTGTTGCTCCGGATGTTGCATCTCAGGCGGTCGGAGAAGCAATCGACAAATCAAAGCCGGTCATCACCGCGGTCTATCACCGGCTGTATATGATGATCGCTCCGGTCTTCGCCAGCAAGGTCCTCGCATCGATCAAGGCAACGCCGGCACAGGAGTCACAGTGGCACAGGCTCGTGAATGAATATCTGACATCGCCGGAGACAGAGAGCAAGATCGTCGGAATCAACGACGTCACGAAACGGCGCATCATGACGGTCATCGATGAGAACCAGGGCAAGAGCCTGATAGAGATTGCGAATGCGATCAGGACGAACGTGATGCTTGATCAGATCTCCATGGGTCGGGCAATGGTGATCGCTCACACCGAGACTGTCACGGCCTCCAACTGGGGATCGCTCATGGGGGCGAAGACCTCGGGTGCGAACGTGAAGAAGCAGTGGATCTCGACCCGGGACAATGCGACACGGGGCCTCAAGCCGACAGACGAGTTCGACCACTTTCACATGGACTCGAAGGGAGCGGAGCTGGACGGAGTGTTTGACGTGCCGATGCGCCCCTCCGGAGTCGAGCAGCTTCAGTTCCCCGGGGATCCGACAGGGAGCGCAGGGAACATCATCAATTGTCGTTGTACGATCGGTTATTTGAGGAAGGGTTGAGCAATGAAGAATCAATCTCGTTTCGAGCAACTGGGCGATCTCTACCGGCGAAAGGGCATGGCGACGCATCAGCATTGCGAATTGAAGTCCATGGTCAAAGACGTCGACACAAAGAACGGGATCATCACCGGCTACTTCTCGGCCTTCGACAACGTCGACTCCGACAATGAGATCGTGGTGCCCGGGGCATTCCGGCGCACGATCAGGGAGCGGGGGCCCGGCGGTTCCAAGCGCGTTGCGTTTCTTCGCCAGCATCGGCCGGATCTTCTCCTCGGCCGCCCCTCAGTGCTGAAGGAAGACAAGTTCGGGCTGTATTTCGAATCGACGATCAGCCAGACGAGCTACGGCAAAGACACCATGATCCTCTATCAGGATCAGGTGATCAACGAGCACAGTATCGGCTATGATGTGGTCAAGCAGGAGCGCACACAAGACAAACCGACCAGGTTGCTCGAGCTCAGACTCTGGGACGGTTCGGCCGTCACCTGGGGAGCGAACGATCAGACGCCGTTCCTCGGATTCAAGTCTGTGCAGGATTGGACAAAAGCATTTGATCAGATCGACAGCATCAACAGGGCGCTCACCGACGCGGTAACGGATGACACGGCGATGCAGATGGAGATCTGGATCAGACAATTTCAACAGAGCATGAAGGATTTCGTTCAGAGCCTGAATGCGGACGACTCGCAAGCAATTGCACTCGCCGCCGCATCGAAGGCCACGCGGTCAGAGATCGCTTCAGCGCTTCGCAAGCAACTAAGCGATATGGAGTCATTCACCAAACAGAAAGGGGTATCGTCATGAAGTACATCTTGCTGCTCATCATGCTGCTCGCCTTCGTTCCAATGGCGGGCGCAGCGTTCCACGAGTACCAGCTTCCGAAGACGATGAAGCTGTTCTGGATTCACACCACACTCACCTCGAAGTTCCATTTCGTCTGGTCTCTCATCAAGACCTGGGTGCGGAGGGTCCCTGTGCCGTTTGCGTTCGAGGTCATTGACGAAACAGAGATCAAGACACTGCTGGAAAAGCAGAAGAAGGCATGGTCGGATATCTCTGTCAAGCTGACTGAAATCGAAGAGGCACAGAAAAAAGGTATCACGACTGCCGATCTGAAAAGGGAAATCGAAGACCGCCTGAAGGACTTCGGCAAACTCGCAGACGAAGCACGCGAAGCCCAGAAGAAGGAATTCGCAAAACGAGTCGACGAGCTCGAGATCAAGATCAAAGCGGGTCAGCTTATGGGTGTTGGACCTGTTGAGACGGCGGGAAGTATTATCGCCAAACACGAGTCGATCGTTGCTCTGCAAGGTAAGAACGTTCCGACCGGAGTGCGCCTCAGCTTTCCGCTGAAGTCGTTCGGCCGGAAAGACGTACTCGGCACAACTGGAAGCGCCGGCGATCTTGTTGTTCCGTTCCGTGTGCCCGGTATCATCCAGCCCGTTCCGAACCAACAGCTTCGTATCCGTGATCTGCTCGGAGTGACGCCGATCTCGACGCCTCTCCTCCAGTATGTCCGGTCGACGTTCTTCGGCTCCGATTCGGGATCATCCGGACAGTTGACCGGAAACGCCGGTGTTGTCTCGGAGGGAAGCGAGAAGCCGAAGGCGGATCTGAAGTTCGAAGAGGCACAGGCTGTTGCCTCGACGATTGCGACCTGGCTGCCGGCGTCGAAGCAGATCCTTGCCGACGCACCACTGCTCCGGAACTTCATCGACACACAGCTGCTGTATTCGGTGTTGCTCGAGGAAGAGCTTCAGATCCTCTACGGCTCGGGTGTTGCTCCGAACCTCGAGGGTATCACGCTCCTTGCCGGTGTCTTTACGCCAGTTGCCGGCGAGACCCGTATCGATGGACTGCGCCGGATGATCGGCCAGGTAATGCAGGCCCGGTTCCCGGCGACGGGGTTTGTGGTCAACGGAATGGACTGGATGGAGGTCGAGCTTGAGAAAGATGGCAATCTGCGCTATCTGATCGGCGACCCCAACGCAGTGCTTGGAAGCCGCATCTGGGGGCTGCCCGTTGTGCAGTCTGAGTCCATGCTCCAGGGCAACGCCCTCTGTGGTGCCTACGGTCTGGGTGCGACGCTGTATGATCGGGAAGAGGCGAACGTCGCAGTCTCGGAATCACACGACAAGTTCTTCATCCAGAACATGGTCGCGATTCGCGCAGAAGAGCGCATCATGCTTCCGATTTTCCGGCCGCTGGCATTTGTCTACGGCGGGCTGCAGGCGTCAAGCTAATTTGTAAGGGGAACGGATAGGTCATTCGTTGGGGGCGGCTGACAGGCGGTCGCCCCCAATCCCCTTAGAAGACAAGGAGGATGAATGTTCAAGCGCGGTATTATCATCTCGATTCAACCAACCCCCGGGTCAGCCTTCGACTCAATCCCCAGCGTCTGCGATTTTGCAATCATGGCCGAGGATGCTGGCGCCGTGGCGGTCAAGATCGAAGGTATCGGCCGCATCGAAGCCGTAAAGACCCGCATCGAGATACCTGTCATTGGTATTATCAAGGAAGGCGGAAGCCAGGCGGTCCGGCATCTCATCACACCAAAGAAAAGCCTGAGCGATCTGATCTTCTCTGTCGGGGCCGACTACGTGGCAACCGAGTCGCTCGCTGCGATCGGAGACTATCACGGCCACGGCAGGTCCAGGCTGATCTACGAGGCGGATTCCATCGAGACCTCGAAGGTTGCGCAGGATCTCGGAGTTGCTGCGATAGCGACAACGCTCTACGGGTACACAGAACAAACTCAGGGACGCCTCTCAGAGGATCCGGACTTCAAGGCGCTCAAAGAACTCTCCGAGACGCTGTCATCCCCGGTCATTGCAGAGGGGCGCTATAGGACAGCATCCGATCTTCGGGAAGCGATACGGTTGGGCGCACACTCAATTTGCATTGGGACCGCGGTTACTCGTCCGGATGTTGTGATCAAGCAATTCGTTGTTGAGTGTGGAAACATGATCCTATGAAGAAACCCTATGTGATATGTGAAGTAGGATGTAATCATCAAGGAGACCTGGAAACGGCGAAGCGAATGATCCGAATCGCCGCGGACTTCTGCGGGGTCAATGCTGTGAAATTCCAGAAGCGTGACATCGAGCAATACCGTGGCAATCCGGAATACTACGGACACCGGAAGGCGCTCGAGTTCACGATCGAGCAGCACGCCGAGCTGCAGGACCTCTGTGCATCATTCGGGGTCGACTACGGCTGCAGCGTGTTCGATGTCAAGAGTGTGAATGAGATTCTATCACTCAGCCCGTCATACATCAAGTTCGGGAGTGCGGTCAATCAACGGGAAGATATGTGGAGAGCGCTCTGTGGCAAGATCAATGTGCCATTGCATGTATCTCTCGGAATGTTGGCCAGGCACGAGCGGGCGATGGTGGTAACTGAATTTGAGATGCTGTTTGGAAGTGAGACAGTCTTCTATCACACCACGACAGGCTATCCGATCAAATCAGATCAGGCTTGCCTACTCGAGCTGCAGCAGTTGCGGACGATGACGGACTGCCCGATCGGTTATTCAGGCCATCACCAGGGCGTCGCTCTCGACCTGGTTGCCTTTGCTCTCGGGGCACAGTATATCGAGCGGCACTTCACCCTGGACCGGACGCAGAAGGGAACGGATCACGCGGCAAGTCTTGAGCCTGATGGAATGCGAAAAGTGGTCAAGTACCTCGCCGACGCAGCAGAGGCGATGGAGTACAAGCCTGAGTCCGGACTTGTGGACTGCGAGATCGAGAATCGAAAGAAGTTCAAAGGAGAGTGATATGCCTTCGCCAGAAAATTTGACAATCACATACGAGATCGAGCCTATCGTAAAGCTGAAATGCTTTGCGACTGACTGCGACCATCATCTCGGATGGGCGGGAATGGCGTGCTGCAATTTGAAGATCATCAGTATCGGCAAAAAGGAATCAGGCTCATCGCACGAATGCGATGACTACAAGCAGAAGTCATGAAGATCGTCGCCCTCATCCCCATGCGTGCCGGTAGCAAGCGAATCCCCGGCAAGCACGTCACCCCGATCGGCGGCTTCTCGCCGGCACTGCGAGTCTTGAACGCTGCACTCGGGACGATGGAGATTGAGACGGTCTATGTCGCAACGAACGACCCGGAGGTGAAGACAGCGCTCGAGGGGAAAGAGAAACACTTCCGATACTTCCCTCGATCGGAGAAAAGTGCGACAGACACGGCGAGGACGGAATCCTTGATCGGGGAGTTCCTGCAGCACGTCGATTGCGATATCGTCGTGCTCCTCCAGGCAACAAACCCCTTCACGAAGGCCTACCACCTGAAGAAGGCTCTCGCACAGATGGAGGAGCAGAAAGCAGACTCGGTCGTCTCGGGTGTTCTGATGAAACGGTATTTCTATGCGAAGCTCGGCCATGTCATGATCGAACCGGAAAACCGGGATACCTTGCGTCGGGTCGGCCTGGCGAATGTAAGGGGCCTCTTCGTCGAGAACGGGGCCTTCTACATCTTCCGGAGTTCGGCCTTCCGGATGACGGGCGACATCTTGAGCGGCGTTGTGGTCGGTTATGAAATGGGCTTTGAGTCTCTGATCGAGTTGGACGAACCGGCCGATTGGAAACTGGCAAACTCAATACTCTCGGATCCGCACTATGCAATCACGCAATGAGATTCCACAGTTTCTGAACGCTCATTCACTCCTCGGCGATGGCGTCGAGGTTGGTGTTTTCGGCGGCTATTTCTCTGAGGTCCTTCTTGCTACATGGAAAGGCCGCAAGCTCTTCAGCATCGATGCATGGGCTGATCTTCCAGACTACGACGATTCGCTCTTCATGACAAACAAGCCCGTCAAGCGCTCGACTGAATACTCGCTCGATGACTGGAATCACGTCATGATGGAATGCCAGAAGTTGCTTGCCCGATTCGGTGCTCGATCGGAGATCATCCGAGAGCGAAGCCCGGAAGCTGCTGCTCGCTTCGCTGATGGCTCGCTCGATTTCATCTACATCGACGCGAATCATTCATACGAAGGCGTGCTCGCTGATCTTCGGGCTTGGTGGCCGAAGCTCAAGATCGGCGGTCTCTTCTCCGGGCATGATTATTTCAACGGCGGTCGTCGGGCTACGATCTACGGTGTCAAGCAAGCCGTCGATGAATTCATCAAAGGCCGGAAGGTCGTCATCAACGTCACGACAGACAAATCGACGCCGAGTTGGTTCTTCATCAAAGGCGCAGAATGAAGTTGATCACCTTCGCAACGGAAGATTATCTCATCGGCTCTCGTGCGCTGCTCGCTTCATTATTGGCGAATGCGAAGCTCGACGCTTTTGAGTTCTTGATCATGACCGATGGCATGATATCCGAAGCATCTCGATCATCGATCTTGAAACTGAAGCCGGATGCAGTCTTCATCGATCGATCAAGCGTCGGTGAAGTGCATCTCGGAAGCGGACAATCGATCAAGAAGCAATCATGGCGCTTGGCATTGCAGAAGCTCGCGATCTTCAATCTCCCGGCTGATGGCGTCCGGCTCTATATCGATTCAGACATGATCTGCATCGGATCGCTCAAAGAAGCAGAGCGATGGACTCATCTCACTGCTCCGGTTGTCTTCGGCATCTCGCTCCCGGCATCGATCAATGGTCGCCCGATGTTCTCTTCGGGCATCTTCGCCTTTGAATCTTCGAGCGATCTCTTCGAGAAGCTTCAAGCTCATGCTGCTTCGATGGCCGATATTTCTTTTGGCGACCAGCAAGTCTTGAATGAATACTTCTCGCTCAATCACCCGGACGAGGTCCATCTCGTCGGAATAGAATTCGAGATGCTCAAGCGAGTGCAACGGCATCATCCGCAAATATGGAGTGCTGTCGGCAACAATAAGCGCATGATCCACTTCGTCGGACGTAAACCTTGGCAGTCACCGCCGGAAGCAGGCTATCAAGAACTGGATAGACTCTGGAAGAAATACGCATGACCTTTACTGAACTCGTCACAGGCAAGTCGGTTGCGATCATCGCCCCAGCTGCATATCTGTTGGGGTCGCGTCAGCGCGCAAGGATCGAGAGCTGCGACCTGGTTGCCCGGATCAACCGCGGCTTCCCGGTCCCGCCAGGCATGGTTGAGGACATCGGCGAGCGGACGGACATTCTCTATCATCTCCTTATGGTCGGGATGGCAGCGAGCGAGCAGGTATTCAAGCCCTGTGTCGGGAAAGTGGGGTTCATTGTGAGCACGCGCCACGAGGGTGAGCCCCGGGTGCCTCAGTTCAAACGGATCAACCGGGGGCGGGTGCCCTTCGAGTGTGTCCCGTTCTCGCTGATTCAGCAGGTCAAGCTCCGGGTCCGCAAAACTCCGAACGCGGGGGTTATTGCCGTGACGCATCTGCTCTCGATGCCGATCAAGTCGCTGTACCTGACGGGCTTCTCGTTTTACGAGGACGGGTATTATCCAGGATACAACGAGACCGCCGGCCGAATCCTCGGGGGTCAAGCGGGCCACGATCAGGTGACATCGAAAGCCTATATGAAAGCATTGCTCGCTTCGACTACAGTCCCGCTTTCGATGGACGGCGCCATGGCGCAGATCGTCGGCCGATCCAAGGAGATCAACGAGCAGTTGCTGGAGATCCACGCGGTAAAACACTTAGACATCGTCAAACTCCGGGCAACGATGGCGCAGCGGCATGGAGCCGAGACAATTATGCCGGGCGATACAATGCTGAAGACAAGACGAGATGCAGACATTCTCATCCGGAAAGGCAGGGCGGTACTGGTATGACAAGGCTCAGAGCGAAAAAAGATATCTACATCGACGGCGTCATGGTCCTGCGCGGCGGCTTCTATACGGTCGACGATAATGTTGCGCGTCTGCACATCCGGGACGGCAAAGCCGAACTGGCGCCCCGGACGAAGCCGGGAGCGGGAGAAGGAAGGCGCACAAAGGTCGCGGGAGGCAGGGGGCAAAAATGAAGAGTCTCTATCAGACACGGCGCCAGACTGAGCGTGAAGCCGAGGGCCTCGAGCTGAAGGTCATCACGCAGCCCTTGGTTGAACCGGTCACGCTCGAGGAGGCGAAAACCTTTTGCAGAATCGACGGCACGGACGATGATGCGCAGCTCGAGAAGCTGATCATCGCCTGCAGGAAGGAAGCCGAGCGTGTCGCAAACCGGGCGTTCATCACGCAGACGATCATGGCCCAGTGGGAGAGAATGCACGACTACGTGATCCTGCCCCGACCGCCTCATCAGTCGATCGTGAGTGTGGAATCGTTCGACGGGACCAACTGGAATACCGTCAGCTCATCCGGTTATCGGTTGACGGGCCTCAGGTGCTTCCGGATCGACACGTCGCGGAAGTTCTCGACCTCAACATATCTCGAGTATCCATTCCGGGTAGAGTTTCAGGCTGGCGAGGGAGACGATGAGCAGCACGTCGACGAACGCATCGGCCGGGCAATTCTCGAAATGGTACTCGTGGCCTATGATAACCGCGGCCAGGTGAAGACGGCCGACGGCGCCGAGCTCACGGGGCTGATGACGCCAACGGCCGCGCAGCTGCTGAGTGGCTTAACGAGTTACAGGTGATACCATGTCAAGCGGGATTGAAATACGCCGGCTGCCTCCCTTCAAACATCGCATGCGTGCATCAGACTTCCGGTGCCGGGCCGTGCTCCAGGAGCAGATCCTCACTCCCGACGGCGCCGGCGGGACCACCCAGCACTGGGATGACATCGGGCCCTTCTGGACGAATATATTGCCGATGAGTCTCTATGAGGTTCAGCAGGCTGCGCTCGTTGGCTCGGTGGTAGATACAAAGGTGGTGATGCGTGACCCGGGGGACCTGACGCTCAAGCTCTCGGCAACGGGGGCCGTCTCTCGGTTGCTTCGGTTCGTTTATGGCACGCACATCTACAAGATCGCCGGGATTCTCGACTACGGCGAGATCGTTGTGGCAGTATGTTCGGAGATCCAACCCACAGCCTAATGCCAACAGGAAACTACATATCGTTCTCGGTGAGCAACGCGCAGATCGCAAACGTCATCTCACAGATCAACGCAGCGACCGCCATTCAGCGCGAGGCAATCAAAGAGGAAGTGGCCACGTCGACGCTCATAATCGAAAGCGAGGCCAAACGCAATGCTCCGGTCGGAGGCAAGGGAAAATTCGGCGGCATCTTGCGGGCCCGGATCTTCTCACAGATTGGAGCAGGCGGTTACGGCGGCCGTGTGTGGTGTGACGTTCCGTACGGCCCGTACCAAGAGTTCGGGACCGGCGCCCTGGTCGACGTGCCGGAGGGCTGGGAAGCATTTGCTTTGCAATTCAAAGGCAAAGGGATTCGCCAGGTCAACATTCCCGCCCAGCACTTCATCTTCAATGCCTGGGTGAAAGAGAGTCAGAATTTCGTCGCCAACATCAAGAAGATACTGGGGGTCAAATGAGGGATTCTGCTCTCGCAGTTCATCAAGCCTATTACACGCGTCTGCACAATGCCTCGGGGCTGTGGGATGTGTACGATCGTCCGCCTGGCACAGCTGCATTGCCATTTATCCTGATCGAATCGGTGACAACGCAGGATGCCTCGACGAAGACCACGCGCGGCCAGATTGCGATCGTGCAACTGAGCGCGAACGCTGGATATACCGGTGATGCCGGCGGGAAGAAGGACGCCGAGGCCATGGGGAGCCTGATCTCACAGGTGATCGACGACCGGAATAACAGGATCGATTGTGCGAGCGAGTTCCACATCATCACAACGAAACTTGAGACGGCCGCGACGATCGAGGAGCAGAGGACAGAACCGAAGAATGTAGTGCGGCGTGTGCTGAGGTTTCGTCACCACGTCGAAGAGTTGTAACCACACTTAACTAGAAAGGATACTGCAATGGGTGCCAGAAACGGAACAGAGATGTTGCTTTACATCGATATCTCAAGCACGCCGACGGCGATCGCTGGGCTGACCTCGAACGACTTCAACGTCAACGGCGAGACGATCGACGTCACAACGAAGGACTCCGCTGGCTGGAAAGAGATCCTTGCCGGCCTGAATTCCTTCGGCTTCTCGGCTGACGGCGTGTTCGATGAGTCAGCAACCTTTGGCTACAACGACCTGCTCACAGCGATGAAGCTCAAACAGCCTCTCACGGTCCGGATCTCGACGGAGATCTCCGGCGAGTACTATCAGGAGGGTCTGGTCATCATCACATCCCTCAAGAAGGGTGCCCCGATGGAAGACAAGGTCACGTTCAATGCGACCTTCGAAGGCTCCGGCGAACCAACACACTCAACCATCTAGAGGTGATCCTTGAACGAGATGACTGGTTTCAAAGAGATCGAGATCGGCGGCAAGAAGCGGCCGGTGAAGTATGGCTGGAACACGCTGGCGCTTCTGGAAGAGCGGACCGGGGTCAACGCGCTCAACCCCATGGAGATATCCCGCGCAGCTCTGACAGCATCGTTTCAGACCGCCATGATCGATATCGGTCTGCAGGAGGGCTGCCGGGTGATGAAGGCGCCGGTTGATTTCACGCGTGAGGATATCGGCGCGTGGCTCGATACCGATGGCTTCCGCAGGGTTCGGGAGTTTCGGGACCTCTTCACCAAGGCAATCAGTGACGCATCGATGATCGGGATGAGTGAAGAGGAAAAAAAAAGCCTCGCAAAACTCTCAGCTGGTCTGATGTCAGAGCAATCGCCTTCGGAGA